GTAAGCAATTCGCTTACAAAACTCCAAGAGCGTGGAGTAGCAAACGCACGTGAGCTAGACTTTGGATCAAAGTCGTACAAGCTCTTTTTAGAGAAGCTCAAAAAGCCAACTACGTCTTTGTGGACTTTGTTTTCAACAGCCCATTCAAAATAGTCATCCCAGTTAACAGTCATTTCCAAGTGAACAAAACGGTTAGCCAATGGAGCAGGCATACGGAATGTAACGCCTTTGTCAGTTTCACGGTTACCAGCCGCAACTAGTACAACATTGTCTGGCAAGTGATATGTGCCTACACGGCGATTAAGAATAAGTTGATAAGCGGCGGCTTGTACACTAGGTGCCGCAGAGTTCATTTCGTCCAAGAACAAAATAATGTTCTTGTGTTGTTTTGCCATTTCTGCGCTTGGCAATTCTGATGGAGGAGCCCAACGCATTGTATTATCGTTAGAGTCAAAATATGGAATACCTTTAATGTCAGTAGGTTCCCACAAACTCAAACGTACATCGATTACGTGAGAGTCAGTTTCAGCACCGAGCTGTTTAATAATATCTGACTTGCCAATTCCTGGAGGGCCCCAAAGGAAGATTGGACGCTTATTTTGAAAAGCCTTACGCAAAGACTTTTTAGCACCGCTAGGGCCCACTGTACGGCTTGAAATTTCTGGCATTTTAGTTCCTATCTAAAAAAATGTTATTTAAAATAACGCTGTGTAAGTATGTATTGTATAGGAAACTAGTCTGTATGTCAACTGTTATCTTGACTAGCGAGTTCTTTTTCTCGCTCATTCATGGCTTTTATTATACCAAATTTTCTAATGTCGTCCGAAAACAACATTAGCTCAAAACCTTTACGTTCTGAGAAGACAGTGATTGACATCGGAGTTAGATAGTAAGGACAGTCTACATACCTTTCCAAAAATATTAATGTTTGAGGACTTAATTCGATTGGTTCGGTAAATGGAATTTCATACTCTTTCAAATCCAATTCTTTTACCAAAAATTCATAACCTTCATCACTTAGTCGAAAGTTATTTTGTTTACCTGCTCTTGTACTTTGCCACCATTTACGACTGAATAGTTTGATATTGACATCGTCCATACTCTTACCCCATTGTTGTAAGAATATTTTGGTTAGTACATCTCGGTTTATCATTTTATGATAGTGCCTTGCGTTAACATAACTACTTGGAAATCTTCGGTTCCAAATTGTTGATTAAGTTTTTTAGCAAGATTGTGTGCGTGGCCAGGATTTGAGAAAGAGACCTTTTTATACTTAGGTCCAGGATAAGAGGTGAGGCTATTGAACGACTTTAGGTTAAAAGGCTCGTTTTTATAGAATACTGCCCAAATGGCCTCTGCTTCCAAAATCTGTTCAGATTTGTAAGTTCTTTTGTTAGTGTGTTCTAACAATACTTTAGGTTTAGGTCTTGACATAATATACGTATCCGATTAACTACGTATATTTATCCTTAATTGTCTTTAAATCCACCACCGTCTACAGCTACCGCAATTACCTCATTACCAGCATTACTTTTTAATGCGTTATACATAGTTTCATAGTCTTGATTAACTTTATCTAGTAATTCAATTAATGCTACATTAATTAATCTAGCTTGTTGTATAGTTAATTTAACTTCTTTACTTTGAGATAATTCGGCAGCTTTGACTAACTGAGCAAATTGTGAAATAGGTGCTGTATTAATCGGATTTTGCATTAGCAAGTACCTGTTTCATTTCGAGTTCAGTTTTGAATGGTCCTTTAAATGGATTACGTTCAAGTGTAATGACCTTTGGACAAAAGCTCTTAACCCAGCCTTTATTAAATTTAATAGTATAGTAGCCAGCACAATACAAACTCTTACTAGCATTACTTTTAGTGAATAAAGGAAGTTTGCGTCTTACATCATACATACTGTTATATGGCTTAACGCTAGTTGGATATCCGTGGCATTCATTGGGTTCTGATTGACTAACCTTAACCTTAGTACTAGTTAAGAAAAAGTTTGAACCAAATTGCTTAGTGAGGTCTTGCTTCTTGTTAAACATTACTTCACCATTTGTACTGGACAGTACAAATTTGTTATTTTCTTTTTTGTGTAGTGTTGCGATTTTAGAACCATCTTGTTCTACAATCCAAAACTTACCATCCACAATAGGCTTGGCATGTATCTCTGTCATAGTTTTCTCCTTACACCCCGTAATTTTATGTGGGCATGTTATTTCGTATACACAATTACTAGGCCCCGAAGGCGCACTAGTAATATACGTATTTATCTCACTCATTCTGCCAAAGGTAAGGATAATGCTTCTTTGATAGCATCGATTAGTTCGTCTTCTGTACCAACAATAACTTTGGCGCTTTTCCAATCGTCGTTGTCGTCACGTCCGCCTACTTCAATCATAAATCCGTTATCGTAACGGTTGATTGTAAAACTCTCGTTTGCTTTAACTAATTTGTCTGAAATTGCACTCATTTTGTTTCTCCTTGATATTTTGCCTGGAAAGGCTCTGCGTATGTCTGAATATTATCAGCAATCTTTTTCATGTCCCATGCGTTACAAAATTTAAGCATACGAATGCCAACTTGTGTAACATCTTTAGGCACTGCATGGGTAGCTATTGTTTCTTTAATTTTAACTTTAATATCGTCTGGCTGTGCTGTTAAATCGCATAGTTTGACGTTACGTTGATAGTCTTCTAGAACTCTGTGTTCTTCGCCATTATGGTCAGTCCACCTCTGAAGCATGAGATTGTTCCACGCAAATCCTTTGGATTTACGATCTTCGAACGCTTCAAGCAAACCAACTTTGTTTTTAGAACCTTTAGTACGCACACCTGGATACGCCGAGAAGACATTATCACTGGTATCACCACGCATACATTTTTCGAATAGCATCCACTCTGGATCTTGCGCTGGCTTTGGCTCGCCTGTCTTTTTGTCTTTAACGGGTTTACCTTTGGCATCAAAGATTCCTTCGTGTGTAATATGCAAGTCTCCTACACCATTGTATTGGCTTACATTAGGACCGACTAATTGTGCAAAATCGCCATCTGTTGAAATAATGACATGTTTTGCATCTGGATGCGCTTGTATCCATCCTGCAATCAAATCATCAGCTTCTAAGTTTTCATGACGCATTACAGTACAGTTGGTTTTTTCTGTAATGAAGTTTTTAAACTCGTCAAAGGCTTCCCAGAATAACTTGTCTTCATCTTGTTCTTTTTGGGTCATAGCCGCACGAGTTTCTTGCCTATTAGCCTTGTATGGCTTGTAATAATCTTTGCGCCAGCTACGACCTTCGAGACAGAATACTACATGAGTACCACCAAAGTCTTGCCATGCTTTTTTGATACTGTTAAGTGTAATATGAAATGCCATGCCAAGTTTAATATCGGCACTGCCTTGAACTACGTGTCTAGCACGAAAAAATGTATTAGCAGTATCTACTATAATGTATGTCATTCTATTTGAGCTCTGCCGTTAGGCAATTTACTTACGTTAATAAAACCAGCGCCAACACGATCTGGCTCTGCAACACCTGCTTCGGCAAGCATATTTCTTGCCAAATCACGGAACCAACGGTCGACGATTTCTTCTTCTGGATCGCCTTCAAAGCCGTATCCAGCTTGTTTTAATTGTACTATAAATTCATCGTTCCAGTCAAGTTCAAAGAATCCATTACGTACATTTTCCTTGTTTACATGAGTATCTAAAACTGCAACATAAGGCTCTCCGCGAGCAGTGGCACGTTCCTTTGGATCCATCTTAGCTTCTTGTTCAGCGATTTGAGCTTCGGCAGTTGCCGCTACAGCCTTGGCTTCAATTTCTTTGAGAACTTTTAAATTCTCTTCGATCCGATCAATACCAAACCATTTTTTAATTATATTTTTAATCATTTTTCTTTTCCATACAGTTGCAGTCTCTACCTTGTCTACAATTACCAGTACAAGCAGAATCGTTTGGAAGTCCTTTTAAAAATCCAATTACCAATAACACTATAATAATCCAGCCAATTGCAAAACAAAGTATAAAGAACATGTTAAGTACCCCATTCATTTTTAAATAAAGGCACTTGTAGTCTGTCACTGTAGCGTAAGCCTGCCTTCATAGCTAGTTCTGCTACACGACGATTATTAAGACTGTAAACACTTTCAACACCACCTACAGGCATTAGATAAACTGCGCCTGTAAATCCGCTAGCACGATAGATATCCATTACTTCTAATGCTTCATATGCGTCGTCTTCTGTTGCAACTACAAATTTCAAATATGTATAACCTACATCTTGATATTGTAGTAATACATCTGGTTTGATAGCATCTTCTCTTGATTCACCACTGCAACTTAGTTTAGCACTAACGCTAAATGTTACATCTCTAGCATAAAGTTCGCCTTCACCTTTTTGCCAGTTTAACAAATAACGTTGGAAATCATCTGTTAGTAGTTGAGTTCCGTTTGTTTCAAATGTAATTTCTTTTAAGCCTGCCATCTTAGGATGATCCAACAAGTCGGGGTATGCACGTTGCCAACCTAACAAGGGTTCTCCACCTGTGATAACTAAATGCTCGTCTTGCCATTGATGGTATGGCAATATTTCCATAATGCGATCTGCTATTGCATCGCTTGTAAGCATTGGGCTAAGGTCTTTAAAACTAGGATGCCAGCTGGCATAACTATCACAACCTGTGCTAACTAATGGAAGTTCTTCATACTTGTTGTATAAGTGTACTACTGTGGCAATATCTTCTGCTTCTGTACTCAACTCGCCACGCGGCATACCAAAGCCTGCACATTTAAAATTACATCCAAATGTACGTAAGAAAACAGACGGTACACCCATGTAGCGTCCTTCACCTTGTATGCTATAAAATAATTCTGCGATTTTAATTTTACTCATCTTCATCTTTCTCTAAAAATTGTGTTACTTGATCTTCTGCGTCTTGTAAAAACTCTGCGTATACTTTAAAAGTAGCAACACC